TGAATAAAATTCCCTGTCATTCCTTATAAAATTTGTGTTGGGCCCTAGGTCTCGTCCGACATTTCAGTAGTGGTCAAAGACCACTGGTAATCTTTACATGATCAATGTCGGGTCGAGCCATACAAAATGATTGTTGGGGTTGTGGGCTCTAGAAGTTTTGGCAATTATGTCCTCATGGAGAAAACCCTTGACACCTTGGTCTGGGAGGGTGTGGCGGTCTCAATTTCCAAGATTGTTTCGGGTGGTGCGACGGGCGCTGATGCTCTTGCCGAATCCTATGCAAAGCTTCGTGATATTCCCATCCAAGTCTTCCCCGCCGATTGGGACACTCATGGCAGAGCCGCTGGACCCATCCGTAATCGGCAAATTGTCAAGGCCTCTGATTTGATCGTCGCCTTTTGGGATGGCAAGTCACCGGGGACACGGTCAACCAAGGGTTTGACAGAAAAGGCCGGTAAACCTTTTCTCCATGTGAAAATTTAGACGGAAAGAATAAAAACGCCAACATGCCAAGCTTGTGCAAATCCATCCACTTGAAGGTCAAGGGTGGTGATTTCCCCAAGATTGAGACGGTGGACGAAGCCCTTCCGAGGCACCGCCTCCCAAAACCGACGGCGGCCTTGAGAAAAGCTTCATCTTCGTGTGAGGTCCGTGTCAGCCTAAAGGTGCCACCTTCAAAGAATGGCCAAAGGGTCCTCTACTGGGCGGCTTTGCCTCCCAAGGACGGCAAGGTCAAGGGGATGAAGGCAGCTTATGGTGACTACTCAAACATGGGATTGGCCGAGGTGGTCAAGGGAAAACTTTGCTTTTGCCTGGAGCAACCGACCGTCTACCATGAAGGAGGGCGAGCTTTTGCACCCCACTTGCATTTTACCTTTCAAGCATCGGATCATAAATGGTCATCTAAAATTTATTCTCTCTACGTCCCACGCCAGGCTTGTGGGGTAAATGGTCTCCTCCCCTATTCCAAAGAGGATGAAAAATCCTACCGGGCTTTTACGCCCCTCTACCTGCAAGGAAGTCCCAAAACCCAACGTAGGCTCCTGGAGAGGCTCTTGGCCAAGGGAGTTTACAATGTCTTCCTGACAACTCGTTAACACAGACGTCACGTGGTTTGCATCCCCCAATAAATAAATGGACCCCCTCGCCATAGGCCATGACCTTCTTCTACCCCACGACGGTCTACGGGAATCCGACAGGGAAGCTCAAGAGCGTCTTGCAAAACTTGGGCAAAGTCTTTTCAGGGACCGCCTTGATCCTTATGAAGTCAGCCACACCATTGAGGGTCTAGCTCGACGCCAAACATGGGACAATCATATCCTTTATTCGTGCTTGCGCGACATAAATGCCAAGTTGGACCGGATTCTTTTGGTTCATGGAAAATTGCCATGAGTTTACATGGAGCGGCGAATGGCGGCCGTGTCGACCGTCAAGCCCACGACGGTGGCAAGAAGAATCAAGGCAAAGGAAATGATTTGAGTGAGGTTGGTCAACTTCATAAACTTGTAGCCAATGGTTGACACCTTGAAGGTATTTTCCTTGGAATCGGTCGCACTCTTTTTCGACCCAAAGACGCCAGAGGTCAAAAAGCCGAGGCCTGGTGCCCCAATGATCTGGAAAGCGGCGACGAGGACGCGCGTTTGAATCTTTTTTTGAATAAACCATTGGGTGATAAGGTCTGTGCGAGATTTTCTCAAGACAATTGTTTGTTCGGTTGATAACGAGGCTTCTTCTTCTTTTTGGCCCTTACCCTTTAAAACCCAGATGGATTCCTCATGTGTCGCCTATGCCCCAACGGCCTCGACCATGGCCCATCCGCCCAATGACGGGATGGGATGCTACATTAATGCCGTCCTCATTGCAGCATTTGGACCGAATCAACCGTGGCTGACCGCCGCCCTCACAACCCCTCGGGTAAATGACTCCGCAGGAGTGACGGCTTTACGTCAGGCTGTCGCCGCCTATGGCCAAGATTTGCGTTATCGCACCCATGGTGGCAAGGTTGCACGCCCAGAAACCATTCGTCATGTCTTGCGTGAATGGCCCAAGCTTGCACCGGGGTTGGCCCAAGAGGCGGCAGGCTTCACGTCGTCGTCTGCAGGAGAATTCCTCTCACTGCTCCTCGACAAGCTTGTGCCACCCCAAGAACAACTTTTGGAAACAACTCAGGAACGCCTTGAATGGAACGATGCCCATGCCGCCGTTGTGTTTGATCGCTACTTTCGGTGGCTGACACGAAGTGAAGATGTAAAGGGTCCAAGCGAGACGATTCCTGTCGCCGCCCCATCTTGGTCCCATGCAGTGTTTGAAGATTTATCCCGGCGCCCGGCGTCTTTTTCCTCCTCAAAACCACAGACCTCCGCCTACCTTGCCGCCGGAACCAACGATTTTCCTGTCGGCACCCAAGTCTCTATGGCAAACCTAGCAAAATTTTCTCTCTTGGCTACTCTTGACCGTCCTTCTCTCGACTTTTACCTCGACCACAAGGTCTACCGGGTGGGAGGTCAACCCCTCCTCGGATCTACTGCCTCGTCCACCGTGTCACTAGACAAACTTCTTGAAGTTGCAAAGGATCTTGTGCCATCCTTTCAGACAGAGGTCATGTCTCAAAAGATGATTCATTTCATCCGGGACTTGGTTCAGTCCGGTGACAAGCGCCTAGACCAAGTGGCCCATTGGCTGACGGCTTCTCTTGGCCTTGGGACACCTCTGATGGGCCAACGGATTCACCGAGAAAAAGATGGTCAGGACAAGGTTGTCCTCCTACTTGGAATTCTTATCGAGGCTTTTTATTTAGTAGGCAAACCACATGTTGCCGATGAAATCTACCGGGTGGGGCGTGAAATCCTTGGGGATCAGGGGTCTTGGGCCCTGGTGCATGGAGCCAAAAGGTGTCTCGACGAGGCGGGGAGGGGAAAGGTCTATGTTGCCCCTGGCGAATTGACAGGTGCTACGGGAGGTGTACCCCGCTGGATTTTCACGACCCGGACAAAAATGGTCCTCAAGCCCTCTCCCTCTTTTGATGTGGCGACGACTGGCTTGGTGATCAATGTGACGCCATCTCCCGGTAGACAATTTGCCATGCTTGATGCCATGGACGGGTCATCCATGACCCTGACGCTTGACGGTCCCGACGGACGTCCAGTCACCCTTCGTCTTGTCGGTGTTGTTGAGTATTTCGGGACACGGCGCTTGACTCCGTCCGACACGAGCCATGCCTATGGTTACCATATGCCCCACCAAGCCGCAGGTCATTATAGATCTTGGTTTTATTCCGCACCGACGCCCCATGACCGGCGATTCCAATGGTTTGTCTATGACGATTTGAAACCAGCCAAGGGACCAATCCCACTTGCCCAAGCCCACCTTGGCCAGGTGATCCACTCGTGGTCCACCAATGGAGTCGCCTTTTTCTACGTCGGCGCCGACACACCTGAAGTGGCCTACAAAGACACAGAGGTTGCGGCCTGTCGCCTAGGGTCGTCAAGCCACCGCGAGGACGCGCCACCTAAAGAAGACGTTTCGCGTCGGATCCTAGCTTTTCTTGGCGCCTCCCCTGGAGCTCTGCACACCATCAAGCTGGCCACGACAAAGACACATGCTACACCGCGCCTGGGGGAAGCCTTTGGGATCCTTTTCCCAGTCTTGCACGAAAGTTTTTCTGCGGGAGACTACCCGGAATGGGACCTTGATGCCCCTAGCATTGGGGCCTTGGCGTCTTCCTCTAGGTGGCAAGAGGTTCAGAAGCATGCCATGATAAACGTTTCGACCCTGTGGGGCTTGACGTGGACACCGTCTGAAGAGGAACTAGTGATAAAAGACGCGGCACGTTTTGAGAGGGTGTTTGTGCATGACAAGACCACCTACCATTTGGTGGGACGTATCCTCACCTCCTTGGGCGAGATGGACCGCCTTACGGGTGGAGAGGATGCCTTCCGTTCAGCCTTGGCTGTCTTGGTAGGAAAGGATCTACTGGCCAATCCCTCAAGTTTGGTGCGCCGGGATGCTGAATTTCTACGCAGACTTTTGTAAATAGGGCTCCGTCCAAATGAACTGGCCGTTTGTTTCCGTTAGCACTCGTCCCTGCAGTCTTTGGTCAAAATTATAACAGAATCGATAAATTTATTCAAGTAACAGGTTACCAACTCTCAATTCATTTGTCCTCAGCCCTATTTAATTTTACAAGTCATCCCTTTCCTCTTCCAATGCTTCAATCTGAGCTTTGAGCTTTTGAATTTCACCCATCAAGACTTCAAGATAGATTTGATTCGATCTAGTTTCTACCGATACATCTTGAACTTCGTATGTATTAAAGTCTTGGTAGTCGTTGAATATACTTGTATAGTTTTTGTAAAGCTTTCCTGATTTTTTTGTCCTACGATGCATGGAAGACACCAACAAATTTTGGGGATTACGAATAGAATAGGAAGAAATTCCCATTGGGGTAAAAGATGCCATCTTTATTTATTAGGGCGGGTTCAGATCGCTTCGACTCGTGACAACTCATAATCTTATAGACGGCTACACCGTATGAGACATTGTCTCGAACCGCTAGGTAGATCGTTTCCGTTAGCACTCATCCATAAGTGTTTTGGTAAAAATTACAATTTAATAGCGTTGCGGAATTTCATTTGTCCTCAACCCTACAATAGTTTCTGGACGTTTTCGAGGGAAAGATGAATGGGCTGGGGGAGGGAAAGGGTTGATGCCTGAGTCACAGTACTAGACTGAACACTGCTCAGTTTGCAAAAGGGAGTCGTCGCGACAACAATCCCATTGGCAACAGGAAGAGGGTTTGGCTGTCCATCGGTATCTTCTAGACTAAAAGATCCAGAAGATCCACCTTCCACCTTTTCTAAAAGAATTGTGGTAAGGGTTGCACCAGAGGAAGAATGGATGGCAATACCATAGGCCGGTCCGTTTGTAGAAGACACAGAAGTCACAAGGATATTCTTGAAAGAAATAGAAGAACATCCGGAAATTCGAATTCCATGAGAAACAGTTCCCCAATAACCAACCATTCCTGTTTGTCCCTCATGGCCACCGTCCTTTTCATTCAAATATACACCTCGACCGAAAGCCCCCTCTGTAACTATATCTTTTATAGTAAGGTTGGTGAGAGAAACATCTGTTGCCCCCTCAATACGAAGGCCCAGCACTCCTTTAATGACATGGTGCATCGAGTCACCGTTGTATCTTACTTTGAAGGTTGTTCCATTTGTTAATGACGCCTCAGTTGCGGTTTCGTCGAGTGTAAGGGAAATAGAAGGGTCTTTAGACCACTCAAGAAGATTGGGATCAATTGAAAGAGTTCCAAAATGAGCAGCGGAGCTGGGATTAGCCTCCTTCAATTCTGCCAAAGCAAACTGAAGAGCGGATAGAAGTGTTGCGACATAGTGACCATCCTCGTCCATCAACCCATTAAGAACCTGAATCACTGAACCGACAGTATCGACCTGATTTCCTGTTCCATCCGCTTTTGACAAGGAAGGAATCTCGAGAGAAGAATTGATGATATTTGAAATAATAGTATCCTTGATCCAAATCGACCCAGTTTGATGAGCCGGTGATGTCTGAAATGGACCAACAGCAACTCCCTCTGGATGGAACACCATTCCATAACCAGGTCCATCGAGAAGACCAGAAGTGTTCTTCAAGAATGCCAAGTCAGAGTTGGACCCTTCAACATTCAAGACACCATCATCGTGTACGATGATTGAATCAAACACTCTCTTGACAGCCTCCAGTGCATCATCCAGAGGAGATGTCACAATAGTCGAGTATGAATCCAAGGAAGACAGGTGAGGAGCAAAGAGCGTTGCAAAACGTAGAGCTGACCAAGATCCTACTACAGGAATATCTGTTCTTCTTCCTCTATCTTCACATCTTTCGACCAGGACACCCTTTCCACCATTAATAGAAATAGATGAAACTTCTTGATTTTTGAATACGATGTCTGAAAGCCAAATGTCTTTACAGGAGTTCCCATGAATACCGTGATGAGAAGAGAGACCAATACAGCCATTCTTGATCCATGTCATTGTAGCAGAGGAAAGTGAGGCCCCAAAATCAGCGGGTCCCTGTGACGCACGGAAAGGCTGATCTGCTAGTTCAATGCAAGAGAAAAAACGTTGCATGAGGGCATGTTCCTTGTGTTGGGATAGAATATGTCCACCCAAATCAAGAATTACCCTAGTTGTCTCAATTGCAATCGCTGCAAAAAAGCCGAGGCGATACCCATTGGCGGCATCGCCGCTCAAATAGTCGTCCTCATTTGTTTGGCCTTGATATGGCATCCAGTCGATAGTTCTGTCCAGCTTCAATGTTCCGTCTTCATTGTGGGTAGGACGATTGGGATTGAAAGATACATTCTCAGTCAGGAGGAGAAGACATGGCTTTTTAACCCTTAAGGTCCCATTTGCAAAGTCAGATTGTGTCAATGTGACAATTTTTTTCTGGTGAGTATCTTGATCTGCATAAAATGTTTGCCATGTTACCTGCCCATTTTCTCTATACTCTTGCTCAGTTACACGCAAAGTAGCTTGAAGAAGTTCCATTTATTATATCAAACAATTCGAAGTCATTGCCATTCAACAGTATTTGATGTATGATCTCCACACTTATACAATAATTGGAGCCGGTTCCCTTTATTGTCCGCCACGATATGAATTGGTTGATTGGCCTAAAGGCAAATTGAATCAAAAGGTACATGATAAAATTGCTTGACATTTCTTAATTTTGTGGTGGTACAGCCTTCGGCTAACCTTACAGGCTTTGCCCAATCATTAATGATCGACGTAGGGTCCACGACCTGTATGACATTTCAGTAGTGGTCAAAGACGACTGGTAATCTTTACATGATCAATGTCGGGTCGAGCCATAGCATTCAATATGTTTGCCTTTATTTCTGATAGCGTCAATTCCTTTAATCTTAAGCTTCGATGAAACATTAATGTAAAAGGCCGCATGAAAGGAAATATCAATCACAAGCAGCGGGTTCAGGCTTGTCTCCAAGACGTCGTCTCTCGACCTCGCGATGGCAAAAACGGGCACGGGCAAAATCGGGCTGGAAGGCTTCGACTTCTTCAGACGTCTTGAAGCGTGGTTTGAGTTTGGCATCGTAGGCGTCTTCAATGCACCCATATTTACGCACAATCTCCAAGGCTCTATGCGGCCCAATCCCGGGAACCTTGCCCGAGAAATCACAGCCACACAATATGGCAAAGTCAATAAATTGTTCCATAGAAACACCCAAGCCTTCCAATACATCATCCAAATGAATAATTGCCATTTTTGCAGGGTTCATAAAATCAATCACAAGGTTAGGAGAGCCAAAAGCCAGGGTGTCATAATCCGCCGACACGGCAAAGTTTACCTTTCCGCCAGCCGCCAAGAGGGCAATGTGACGTTCCGCGTCGTCGGGCGCGGTAATGACACGGCCAGGAGGCGAACCACGCTCCAGGATAAGACGTGCTTCCTTGAAGAGTTCGCGGGTAGGCTTGGCAATTTGGATGGTCGACGAGGCGTGACGGGTCTTGGCCTTGACAATCTCAAAATCAAGAGCCACTTCTTCAATGGCTGCCAGGGCAGCTTCGTCTTCAGACTCCACTTGAAGCCTGGTACGTTTTGCAGCCTTGCGCGACCGCACGACAATGTCCTTGTCCACCATGATCAATTCTGGTTTGTAACCCTTTTCTTCACACTTGGCCTCAAGATCCTTGATGTGTGCTTCCAATTCTTCGTGCTTCTCCACGCGCCGTTCCTGCTCTTTTTTGCGTTTGACGTGGGCCGTGTTTTTGAGACCCTTGGTGTCACCGTCAAATACAAAATATGCATCAATGGATTGAGCATTTAAACGTTTTACAAAGGAATCGACGTCACGCAACACGGCATCATAGTTACCTGCATTCCGGTAAAACATTTGGTAGACCTTGTGCTCCATGTCAATGGCAAGTTTGGCGCCCTTAAAGTAGGACAGTTTGTCCACGGATCGAAAGACCCCGGGGGCCTTCTTACGCAAAAATACACCAAATCCTTGAATACCCATGGTTTTCTAGAGGGGAAATAGATGGTGTGATGAAAATCAAACATTTTGAGAGTTATTTTTATTGATGATAGGCTGGCGGCCCGTTGGGATGGTGTTTTTTGCCAGAAGTAAAAATAATTGGCAAAAAGATGATGCAAGGCAAGACAATCAGAGCCGGCGCCAGGATCCAGTAGGTCAGTGGCTTTCCCTTTAGGCCCACACACTCGACACAACATGAGCCCACGCCAAAGGTACTGTTGTCATCACAATCAATCCGACCCTTCTTGCACCCCGTCGCATAGCGAACATTGGACCGACACTTGTTCTGGCATGCCTGGACCATGTCATTGCCGAGACTCTTCAAGTCTTCACACGTCGTGCCCGTGACAGTCGAAGCACCGTGGCCACACTTGCACTTTGGTTTTTGGGTGCCCTTGATCACAACATAGATGAGGGCGGCCGCGACAATGACACATAAAATTTCGACAATGATAAATCCAATAGTGACACCACGCATTTATCTTGTGCTTTTTATTTTATCGTTTCAATCTTCATTCCATGAAGAGCCTTGGTCAACTTGCGGTTGATGTGGGATGAGGTTGGGGGAAGAGCCACCAAACCTTCTCTTGGGCCCACGTAGATACATGTGGAACACCTCACTTCCGGGTGACCCAAGTCACAGATGGGACACACCAGACGGTTGCATGAGGAACAAGGGTGGAGGGGAAAGAGGCGGCGGGGTCCATCCCCGCATTGAAAACATCTTGAAGGAGGTTCGCCGCCTGGGGGTTCCATGCCCGGTATGTTTTAAATGAGAAGAAGCGAAAGATTTTTACAAAGAAACCCGTAACAGGGCTGAGGACAAATGAATTGAGAGTTGGTAAACTGTTACTCGAATAAATTATAATTTTAACCAAAGACTGTAGAGCAACGGTCAGTTCATCTGGCCAGAGCCCTAGAGGTGAGGGCACATAAATGTGGTACAGGACTCCCTGCTCCGGCTTCGTCTTCCTGGCGGGAGCATACTTGGAGGCGGGAGAGATGAAGGACTTCGCGCGACTCCCGCCGCTCGAGGATGTGGATTCCCTTGTCGAGCGCGTCTCTGCCGCCACAGGAGGCGCCAAGACGCGTGGAGACCTGCGCCTCGTCACCCTGCACGCGGACTGCGAGTGCTGCACGTGAAACAAATGTATTTGTGTGCTCACTCACATGCTCGCCAAGAGAATCTCTGCCTGCGCCGTCGCCTTCTGAAGGAAGGCAAAGGCGTCGCAAAAGTTCTGGTAGATGACACGCACCCCTTCCGGCTTTTGCTCGGCCCAGTAGTAGACGTCTTCGCGAATGATATGCCTCCGCCTGAAGTCCATGACCTCCTCTTTCGTCGACGCCACCGTAATGTCGCCCAGGACAGAGCGCACCCGGTCAATGTCAGGGGGCAGAATCATCTCCTCGATGCGCATGGAGCAGTTGAGGATAATGCAGAGGCCAAACACCTGCAGAGCGCGACGGCCACCGCGGAGGAGGAGGTGGCCTTCCTTGCTGTCCCGCTGGACGCAAACACGAATCGAGTTCCCCCCGTCCGAGTCGTTCAGTCGGTCTTGCCAGTGGAAGCAGTTCCTATGCCCAACCGCCGACCGTGCGGCGGGCACGTCAAAGGACAGGGAGTAGTCGCGCCCCGCCAGCGTCGTGAAGACCCGCACGACGTTGACTTCCGCAGACTGAAAGCCTCGCAGGACAAAATCGGCCTCGGGCGCGGCCTCGGGCGCGGCCTCGGGAGCGGGAGCGGGAACGGGAGCGGGAGCGGGAGCGGGAGCGGGAGCGGGAGCGGGAGCGGCCTCGGGAGCGGGAGCGGCCTCGGGAGCGGGAGCGGCCTCGGGAGCGGGAGCGGCCTCGGGAGCGGGAGCA